ATGCAGAAAACCATTAACAATGAAATTGTAAGTTTTTTTTGGTGGAATATCAGCTTGGCTCCCTTGGGGAATGAAAAAGATTTATCTGTAGATGAACTTTCGGATTGCATTCATCTGATGTGTGAGCTGATCAAGGCAAAAAAAATTGATTTTTTTTGCCTTGGGGAAGTAGGAGAACGTCTCGTTAATGGCTTGGAAGAAGCTCTCGCAGATACATCTTATCGAGTAGTAACGGGAGTTGTTCAAGAGAAAAAAGTAAAGTTTGACACTTGCACTATATATGATTCGTCTAAATATGAGCTTATTTATTCGGATGTAATAGTGTCTACCCATGTTGAGTCGTGGCAGAAGGTAGCCCAAAAGATTTGTTACAAAAGCATTCCTGGTGGGGATGAACTTTATTTGTATGTTCTACACTGGCCAAGCAGAATAAGGCATGCGGTTGATTCAGATTATAGAACATCTCTAGGCACAAATTTAAGATCTTCACTGAAAGATGTTTTTGACTCTCGAAGCGAAAAAGCCAATATAATTGTTTTGGGTGATTTTAACGACGAGCCGTACAACAAGTCGATGAGTATCTGGTTAAAGTCTTCTAGAGATAGAGATTATGTTATTAAGCGCCCTGATACGCTCTATAATCCGTTTTGGCAGTTTCTACCTGCAACGAAAAAATATACCTACAGTCAATCTAGCGGTCTCTGCCAGGCTACATATAAATACTCATCTACGACGCAGGTTACGGAAAATTACATATTTGATCAGATGTTGTTTTCGTCTTCATATATGGGTGTTGGGCCGTGGCACCTTAAGGAAGAGTCCGTAAAAATACCTGATGCAACAGATGTTGATTTTGGTAAATATATTATTGAAATCGGATCTGACCACTTGCCGATATATGCTGAAATAGAAAGAGTATCTACTGATGGATGAATTTTACAAAGCGTTGATGGCCGGCTCCAATCAGCTTGATGAAGTCCGGAGAACTCGGAAAGCAATAGATGAGATCATTGAGTCGGTTTCAATGGCAGTGCAGAGGTTTACTAACGGCCAGATTACTCTTTCAAAGATGTATCTGGATCCGGATAGTTATGACGTTAAAACCTCTCAATTGTTTATAGATCGAGCTTTGAGTAAACGTCGCCTGCAAGAGTCGATGAACATGACAAAAGCATCGGAAGCTCATAATGTTATTGTACTTAAGCGTCGCGGGTACAAAGCAATGAAAGTACTTGCTCGATGGAAGCAAGATCCCAGCGGATTGCCATGCACCATAAATTGTTTTGGATATGAAATTATTTGCAGGGAGAGCAGAGATATTTCAACTGCATTTCAACAAATTTTGAAGAATCCGGTTTTTTTCGAGGTTTTACAAGAAATGAATGTTGATATGAATCGTGGGCCTAGCTTTTGAAAAAGGCCTCATGCCAATTTTGGTTTGAGGCTTTCTGAGTCTCCACTAGTTTCGTAGACATCCGAAGGCAGTTTTTGGCCGCTTTCTGCCTGTCGTACAGGTAGCAACGGGTCATTTCGTAGGCTTCACAATTTCACCGACTCGGCGATATACCTTCTTGGTCATTTCCTCTGTGGAGTGACCTAGTAGGCGGCTAGCGTGCGTCAGCTCGATCTCGCTGGCAGCTTTTGGCCTGATATCCTTGAACTGAAACTGACGAATGCTCGTTGCCAGCGCGGGATCACCATCAGCTGACGCTTTGATTGCCGACTTCTCCCGTGCGTCGTCCCACCGATTGCGCAACATCTGCTGACTCATTCGAAGCCCGGATGCATTGGTGATCAAGGTCGAGGTCCGAATACCATTAATGGCTCTGCGTTCCTGCAGGTCGTCGATAAAGCTACTCAGGCCGGATTGGATTCCGGCATCCTCCAGCCGAAGACGTAGCCGCTTCTCGGTTTTTCCCTGGCCAATCAGCAAAAAGCCATTGTTCAAGTCGGTGGCTGCAATCTTGAGCACATCGGCGGGGCGCTGCCCTGTCAGGTAGGCCAGGTCCATAGCATCCTTGAGCTCTTGAACGGCCTCTGCGTACACAGCGTTCCACACGGTTTCGCCGGCGTAATAATCCCGCGGTTTTTCCTTGTTGCGGCGAACGCCAAAGCAAGGGTTGGCTTTGTCAGTAAGGCCCCACTCACGCGCTATGGTAAACGCGTGAGAAAGAAGGGCGATTTCACGGTTTGCCCTCACCTTAGCTGTTCTGGCATCGCGGTATTGGGCTACTACCTGAGGCGTGATCGACTCAATGGGGGCATTCTCGAACGCTCTTCTGAGCTGCTTGAGTTCCTTACGGTTGTCGGACTGGGTGCGAATCGACTTGCCTGGAATGATTTCCTTTTCGTACCGATCAAATACATAGCTCATCAGATGGTTGGGTTTCGGCGGTGCCTTGCGCTCGAGTCTTGCCCATTCGACCTTCGCTTGGTCCAGATCGGTGCCCAGCGGAATTTCCTTTCGCTTTCCGTCCGCAGTCCTTCCGTCGTAGTAATACGATGTCCAAGTCTTTCCACCCTTGCCCTTTCGAATGCGCCGTATCATCCGTGGCGGCAGATCTCGATTAGCTGTGCTTTTCTGGCGCATTAGTCAGCTCACATTTGCGAGATCGAGCGACCAGGCTTCAGTCACGACATTGGCATCAGAAGGTTTGACACCTGACAATTTCATTCGGGCATAAACCCGACCTACTATTGGGCGGCGAGCTCCAGTCAGAACAAACTCCCAGTGGTTGTCGGTCAACCATTGGATTTGCTTGGACGGGATCTGATAGCCGGTGATGGTGGCCAGTTCTTCATCTGTCAGAGTTTCGCTTTGGAATTCCATTATCGTGCCTCCGCCGCATAGGTTTTCTCAGCGGCGGGCAGCGATAGGAGTTCGCCACCCGCCGGCGCTATGCCAGCGTGTAAATTAACTTCTCTGCCTGCCAACATGCCCGCGATCTGGGCGTCAAGGTCGAGTTCGATGTAGGGAGATTTGCGTGATTTTCCTATGACGATATTTGATAGGTATTCAGCTATCAGCGCCTTGTCCTGGCATTGTACTGTCACCAGCTCATGCCCATCAGTTGTTGAGTCCGGGTCGTCATCGCCCTGTGGAACCAGCGCCAGAAGCTTTCCGTAGACCTGGGCAACCCATGCCAGGGCAAAATGGTCACCTGCTGTTTCTGCGGAATACGAACTGCGGTACTTGCCTGAACGGACTCCGGCGGCGTATTGCTTGCGCGCCAGTTTTAGCTTGGTGAGCAGGGCTTCGTACGCGTATAGGGCAATGTGCTGAGAGGGTGTGACTCCAATGAATGAAGCCCGCTCAACCACTCGATGCTTGGTTTTGCACCAATCTCTAACGCGCAGTGAGGAGCAGTTAAAAACTGCAGCAACAGACGCACTTAGTTGTTGGTCCCATGCTGGTCGACGCTGCTCACGCGAAAACTGAGACTCGACTTCACCGACGTCGCTGAGCTTAACGTCCATCTCGGTCAAGCGGTATTCGCGCATCAGGGCCTGAGCCTGACGAAGGGCAGTAGCCGCTTCGTATTCATTGGCGCTTTGCGATAGGGCCAAACAGTGCTTGATTTTGCGAATAGCACGTTCAAGTTTCTTATCGTCATTGCGATCGCTAGTCATGCTGCATTCTCCGCACTGAGTGGTGCAGGGTAGGCCGCTAACCACATCTTCGCGGCTAAGGCGGTCAGCTGTCGGCGCTGCTTGTTCACCCTGGCGACCATGATTTCTGTCCTGGGGAATGCTTGCCAGGTGTCCACGGCGAGTCCCGGTGACGTGGTGATCTTCATCATCAGTTCGTGGTTGTTGATGGTGCAGGCACGCGAAGCGGCATGCTGCTCGCGGGCCATGTTGACACCACGATCAAAGCCGCGCGCAAAGGCTTTCTTGCTCGCGTTGATCAGGAAGAAAGCGGTCGCAATCCAGCCGGACAACAGGCCGATTGCAATAATGGAGGTCTCGATTTGCATGTGCTGTATACCTCGTTAGAGCCCGCCGCCGGACAGTTTTGGTGAGAGGACGGCGGCGGGGTGTTGTCAGGCCCTTGGTCGGCAGGGGCTACCGTTTGAATCAGGCTGTTTGCGTCGTCGCCTGGGCGTCGAGGTAGACGGCCAAGTTGTGCAGGTAAACGACTGGAGTTGCGCGGACGGAATGGTGCAGGTAGTTGACCACCAGCGCGATCCGGCCGGCCTTGATTTCGCTCATCATGTAGCGGTCGGTGTGGATGTGCGTGAAGTACTGTTCACGCACGGCGGTCAAGGTTGGGCACGGCGTAGGGAACTGGCGCCGGAGTTGTTCCAGGGTGGTCGTCACGCGGATTCCTCCCCATGCCCCTCCTTTTGGAGCGACAGCTTGAGGCGGATTAATTCGGCGAGACCTTCTTTGCTTTTGCCCTTGGCTGCTGCCAGGACGTTGCCCTTGGCGTCTGCGACGACGGCGCCGTATGGGTATTCCGGGCACTTCACCGAAGTCACGTAGGTGATCTGACCTTCCCCAATAACTGCGTCAACGCAGCGGAACACTTCGGCCAACCCGACCGACACGTAGGGCAGTGACTCCAGCAGTGCGACGGCTTCGGGCGAGGCGCCAATCAGCGTAGCGCGGCTGATCATCGTTGGGTGGTTGAGGCGCATAGGCACCAGTTTCAGGGCGCCTACAGCGGAGTTGATGGCGTTCGGCGTCTTCATGCTGAAGCGTCCTTCTTGGTGATGGTGATGTCCAGTTTCTGAGCGATCCACTCAACACCCGCTTCCTTGAACAGCACCACGGAGTAGTGGGTGTATTTACGGAGTGTTGGATTCCAGCGGCTGCGTGGATCGGAGAACAAGTGGCCACGCTCGCGGTGTGCGCTGGCCAGATCGCCCGATGAAGTCAGCACGCCTAGCTCCCGCAACCTAGTGCGGAAGGCGCGGGGCTTGAGCCCGAGCAAAGCTGCGGTTTGATCCAGGGTGCGGTTCATGGTTGTGGGCCTCAGGCTGAGAGCTGATCAGCGCGTTGGAGGCGCTCGCGAATCATGACGAACTCTTCGTCCAGCGAGCGCAGAAACTCATCAACTGTGCCGTCGTTGCGCAGGATCAGATCGTCCTGGCGAACGGCTACACCGGCCTCGCTGATGTGTGGGGTCACCGCTTGCGCGTCGTTGCGGCCGATGTGGATGACTGTGCCGCCCCGGCGTCGAATTAGGTGCGCCTCGTTTTCGAAGCGCACGTCACTGACGACGAAACCGATTACAGCGCCCAGCGCCTTCGTCATGTAGTCGAGGTTTTGTTCGGCGAGCTTCACCCATACATCTGGGTGCACGGTGTCGCGCGCCCACTCAGTGCCCATCGACTGCATCAGTTGACGCGGCGAGCGGTCCAGCCAAGCCAGTGTTAGCTCCTTGCGTTCGCCTTCAAAGTCTGTTGGCTCGAGGTTGAAGATCGCCATCAGGCCATCACGAAGCGGATCGGCGAATGCGTAATGCTCCAGCAGGTAAGTGCCGACCAGGTGTTCGGCGGCGGTCGACTTGCCAGATCGGGCGCGTCCAGTGAGGCCAATCAGAATAGGCTTCATGCTGCGTCTCCTCTCAATTGACGCTGTTCATCGTTGGCAACCGCTGCAAGGGCGGGTGCGATGGTGGCACGACCCAGATTGACGATGACCCAAAGGCAGGTGCTGCGCTGGATGCGCTTCACGGCGGCGAGGCGGGTTGCCGCCGCCGGGTGAAGGTAGACCGGGCAGCGAGTGTTGCTGTGCTGTGTCGTTTGCATGGTGAATGCTCTTTGATGAGAGATTACGCTGCAAACGATACAAACACGTATTGTTCCAGTCAATGCGTTTACGAATTGATTTTTGTGTGCGCAAAAAAAGACCCGCTGAATACGGGTCTGTTTGAGTCCGGGTAGCTTAGAAAATTTCCAGTTTGGAGAAGACGACGCCGCAAATGATGGCGTCGGGGCCGAGCTCAATGATTGGTTCGGGCCATGCCGGGTTTAACGGCTTCAGAAAGCGTCTACTGCCTTCCATTACTAATTGTTTAAAAGTGGCCTCTTGGCTCTCCACGAGCTTTGCGATAACTAGTGAACCGTTTTCAGCGTCCTTAGATGGATCCACGAAAATGATGTCATCGTCACGGAAAGAGCGACGTTCGTGCTGGTTAAACATAGACAGTCCTCGCACGCGTAAGGCGTAACTGTGACTACTATGGGATGCGGCGCAGGGCAGCCATATCTCCGCGTCGTTTAGAGTGTTGGTGCTTTCATCCTCACACCACGCCCCAGCTTGGACCCAGGAGATTAGCGGGACATATCCCTTGACTGCTGGTCCTGGTTCAACACCGAGCTCGGCAGTTGCGGTCGATCTGAATTGATCCGAATCAGGCCCTCTTGGGTCTTCTCCCTTCCAAAGCCAGTTACTGGTTACCTTTAACGCTTTTGCAATTTTCTCAACATTTTGATGGCGGGGACTCGCGACAGCATTTGTGACGATCCTATGTATCGTCGGCTGAGGTACTCCGGAGCGTCGGCCTAGCTCGCCCTCTGACAAGTTCATTTCTTGCATGCGTTGAGCAATGCGATCGCCAATCACTTTTTTAGCCTTGATTCATAAACGTATCGACGATTGTATTGAATCACTCAATACGTTTGTGTATTGTGATGATCAATGCGAAAGCGCATCGGTGAGTCATATGACTATTCAACAAATGCTCGCGGAATTACTGAGCACTGGGCTGTCCCAACGTGTCATCGCTGAGCGAGTGGGCACGACACAGCCAACTATCAATCGGGCAGCCAAGGGGGCGGATGTTCGGTATGTAACTGGGAAGGCTATTGAGTGCCTTTATTCCCAGGAAAAAGAAGCTGCCGGCATTAAATCGGCGGCTTGAATGGGTGCCGGAGCTGGGGCCTCTCACCAAAGATCCCCCAGCCCGGCTACGACGATACACAGCACATGCACATCGGTCGTGGTTGTAGGATAGGGCGTGCCTGATTCTATGGCTAGACCGTAAACGGGGAATTTACGGTTATGAATCGCAAAGGACAGTCGCCGGCCATTGCGCCGGTTCTTTCACTTCGCAAGGCAATCTATCGAGCGGCGCACGATTACCATGGCGGTGTTACCGCTCTGGCGCACGATATGGTGCTGGATTACGACAGTCTGCAGAAGAAGGTCAAGCACGACTTTGAGCAGCGATGGCTTGATCCTGATGAGTTGGAGGAGGTCATCCGCCTAACGGCACATCCCTTACTGTTGGACGCCTTGATGCGTCCTGCTGCCATGGTTTGGTATAAGCCTGAAGCCGCTGCCCCGACCAAGGAGGCTTTGCTGGCTGTTAGCAAGGTGCTGCACCAGACCGGGCAGTTTGTTTCCAGCATGCACGAAGGTGCGGCAGACAACCTCTGGGAGCGGCACGAAGTTGAATGCTTGGAGAAGCACGGCGCCGACGTGATCCGCGCGGTTCTGGGCATTATGGCTGGGGCCAGGGAAGCGATGGAGGCCCGCCAGAATGTCAGATGATATCGATATTGCCAACGATGCGGCCGAGCACTTCCGACAGTTTGCTTTGGCACGCCGCCCACGCCCGACATGCTCCGTCAGCGCGCAAATCTGTGAGGATTGCGACGAGCCTATCCCGTTACTTCATCAGCAGACGATTCAGGGTTGTGCTACCTGCGTCAGTTGCCAGGGGTTGCGGGAGCGGCGGCGATGAGTGACGACAAGATCCCGCTGCGACTATCCGATCTGCCTCACCTACTTCAATACATTTCCCCCGAATCACGTGAAACGTGGGTCGAAGTTGGTATGGGGTTGAAGGCAGAGTTCGGCCAAGAAGGCTACGGCCCCTGGAATATCTGGAGCCAAAGCAGCAAGGCTTATGATGGCAAGGCGGCGTTGTCGGTGTGGAAGTCATTCAAAAAGGCCGGTACCGGCATGGGTACTGTAATCAAGCAGGCGCTGGACGCTGGTTGGCGGCCCGAAAAAACCGAAATGACCGCCGAGGAAAAGAAGCGGTTTGCTGCGGAGTCGGAGCTGCGGCGCAAGCAGCGCCAGGCCGAGGTCGAGGCTGATGAGGCGCTACTCAACGAGATGCGCGCCTTGGTCGCCGAGAGCTGCCAACGTATCTGGAATGAGCATTGCCAGCCGGCCGGGAAGAGTGCCTACCTTGACCGAAAACATGTCGATGCCTTTGGCATTGGCTTTTTTAACACGACGGTAGTTTTGTCCATCGATGACCATAACAAGCGCTGCCAGGTTTGGTCCGGCAGTAGCGCAATGCAGTTCTTCAACAATCTGCCCAAGCTGCGACCTCCTTCACTGAGCTTTTTGATGTTCAAGCCTGGCAGCATCGCCATTCCGCTCCGCGATGCATCTGGAAAACTTTGGAGCTTGCAGGCCATAAACGGGCAGGGCACCAAACTCTTTCCGAAGTATGGCCGGAAGTCCGGATGCTTCCATGTGCTTGGCCCTGTAGATGATCCCCTGGATATTGCCGTTGCTGAGGGCTATGCGACCGCCGCAAGCGTGCATATGGCCTTGGGTTGGCCAGTAGCGATGGCAGTTGATTCGGGCAATTTGCCGGCGATCACGCGCGCTTTGCGTCGGCAGTACCCCGACGTTCGATTGTTGGTCGCCGGTGATGATGATCCCGACACCAAAGGTAACCCAGGCCGAACTAAGGCAATTCAGGCCGCTCTTGCAGCCGGTGGGTTCTCAGTCTTTCCGAGTTCCGTGGAGCAGGCATAAATGGCAATTGATTGGAATGACCTGCATTGCAAGTCCGGTTTGAATGTGGTGCGCGAGCAGCTGTTGAGTTCAATGGTTCCGGTGGCACCTGGTCCAGCGTTTGATGATGTAGATGATCTCATCGACGGTTCGGTTGATCTTCTTCCCCGCGCCCCTTCTTCTGAGTGCGAAGTGCCAGAAAGTGAATCGCTCGCTCACACACTCGGGGGAGGAGGGGGATTTCGCATCAGTGAGCAGGAGCTGCTTAAAGATTTTGTGGTGATTTACGGGTTGGACGTTGCATGGGATTGCGCGCGCGCGCGAATGGTCAAGCTGTCGGCAGTGCGCGAGGCTGTTGGCCGAACGCGTTACAAGTGGTGGCAGGAGAGCGAACACCGCCGCATGGCGCAGGACGTTGTTTTTGACCCGATCAAACGCTGCAGCCCGTTGATGCTCAATTTATTTGATGGGTTTCATGCGGAGCAGGACGAGCGTGGTGCGGCGGGATGTTTGCGCATTCGCAAACACCTGGGCCTGCTGTGCAACGATCGGGAGGATGAGTATCTGTTTCTGCTGAAGTGGATCGCCTATCCATTGCAGAATCCTGGCGCGAAAATGGCCACTGCCGTTGTGATGTTCGGTGCTGAGGGGCCGGGTAAGAGCCTGTTGTGGGAGCAAGTCGTGCGCCGTATTTATGGTGACTATGGCACAACCATCGGCCAGGCGCAGTTGGAGAGCCAGTTCACCGGATGGCAGAGCCGCAAGCTCTTCGCCTTGGCGGAAGAGGTGGTGAGCCGTGAAGAAATGCGCCACTACAAGGGTGTGCTGAAGCACTTAGTGACCGGAGAGACACTGCAAATCAACGAAAAGAACATGCCAGTGCGCGAGGAGCGCAATCACCTAAACTTTGTTTTCCTGTCGAACTCGACGGTGCCACTGGCACTGGATGATGGCGATCGGCGCTACTTGGTGCTTTACGTCGATCGCGTTCCACCGGCTGAGTACTTCTCGCAGCTGGTCGAGGAAATCAATGGCGGTGGTATCGAAGCGTTCTATCACTACCTCATGAACCTGGATCTTAAAGGATTTGGGCCTCATACGAAGCCACCTCTGAACGAAGAAAAGCAGGGTTTAATAGATGGCAGCCTTCCGGCGCCCAGGTATTTTGTGCGGCGGTGGCTTGCTGGAGAAACAGAATTTCCTGTTACAGGAGCCGTGACTCAAGACGATCTATGGCGAGCGTTCTGTAAGTGGTGTGAAGGTGCGAACGAGTTTAAACGACGACAACGTGACTTTACCCAGGAGGCTGTGCGGGATCTGAAGCAAGCTCGGCCAGATATTCGATACCCAACGCAGAGTGACGATTTCAAGACCACGCGGGTGTACGCCACTCCGGCGTTCATGGCGAAGAAGCAGGCACTCGGGCGAGACTGGGCAAGCAAGGCGGGGCTGGAGTGTCGTAAGTTTGCTACCGCGTTCGACAGGCGTTCGTTGCCGATGCCGGGTGACTTTTGATTCCGACAATCCGACACCATTCCGACAACACGGAAGCATTGCTTTTGACCAATAAACGCGGGGTTTCCGACATTCCGACACATTTTTAATGATTTCTCATGTGCGCGTATACACAGGCGAGAATTACTATAAATACCTGTCGGATTGTCGGATTTTATACTTAACCATCTGTTTTTGTTGATTAAAAGTGTTCCGACAGGATTCCGACAACGAGCCGACAAACCGACATAACTAGGAAGGAAACGAAAATGGCAGTTTATAAACTTGAAAAGGACGAGTTGGTTCTCGTGGCTGAAACATTGGAAAGCATGCTCAGCCCGGTGCTGGCTGAATGGGAGGACTGGGATCACCTCATGCACGCCTTGGGCTTCACGCTGTACGACGAGGTTAATGGGGCATACAAGTTTTTCCGTCGTAGTGAATCGAGTTTGGAATCGCCCACCGCTGATCTGCCTGGTGTGGCGTATATGTTCGACGTGAATATCGATGAATCGAACATTGACTACATCTTGTTGAGCAACCGGTTGCCTGAATACCTGACTGTCTTAAAATTGCTTGAGCCTCTGGTCAATCGCGCAGCGGCGGTCGAGGGACAGCTCGAAAAAGACCTGCGTAAAGAATTCATGACGTCATTGCGGTAACGAGCGATCTTAGAGGGGTAGAAGAGTAATGATCGAAGAGATGGAGACGCTGTTGAACCACTGGGGCGAGCAATTGCGTCGCTGTGGCTCTGCCGGTGGTTTGGGCAGCCCGATGGCCACGATCATGGAATGGGGTGGGTGCTCGCCGCGTGGCACGCCTGGGTCACGGATCCTTCTCGATGCAGGTGCTGGCATTGATGCTGCTGCACAGGAAGTTGCGGCGGCACTGGCTGAGGTGGGGCGGCAGGATGCTAGAGGTAAACAGTTGGAATGGCTTGCAGTGCTGCGCTATACCGATGATCCGGCGCCAACCTGGTTGATGCAGCTGCACTTGTCCGGGTCAACCTCCCGCGTAAAGCGGACCTACTACGATCAGGTGCACAGCCTGCATCTTCGGTTGCTGCAAGTACTTGCAGATCGGGCTGATGCCCGGAAGTGGCTAACCACTGGTCGGGGTGATTTACCTCAAAGTCTCCTCAAAGCTGCGTCAAAGTTGCGTCGAGTCAGTTAACCGAAATTGCCCCCTTTTCGGTTTCGCACTCTGGGGGTAAAAAGTCCCCACGATATGGAATTTGCGCCTCGGCGCTGACCTCGCACGTGCTGTGCAGCTTTACCCGGTTTCCCTGGACCGGTCACGAAACCCCGCTCCGGCGGGGTTTTTTCTTTGGCGTGTGATCCCTCGCTATTACCCGTCGAATCTTCGAAATCCAATTCAATGTGGGTGGTGCGATTTATGACGAGTGAACAACAGACATTGATAGATATGCCGGTCTGGTTGGTGATCCTACTATCCCTGGTCGGTGGGGTTTCCGGTGAGGCTTGGCGGGCCGACAAGGCGGGGATGAGCGGCTGGTCCTTGGTTCGCCGCTTGCTTCTTCGCTCTGGTGCATGCGTGGTCTGCGGACTCTCCACCATGATGTTGCTGCACGCATCGGGCATGTCGGTATTGGCGGCGGGTAGCATTGGCTGCCTTACTGCGATGGCTGGCGCCGATGTTTCCATCGGGCTGTATGAACGCTGGGCGGCCAAGCGGCTGGGCGTATGCAATGTACCGCCCTCGGTCAACGACCAGCACTGATGCATGGCCAGCTTTAGGGGATGAGATGTTAAAAAAAGTATTTATCCAATCTTCCATAGGTCTTGGATCAGCTGGAATGCGACTGCTTGGGGGGCCGACTGCAGGTGCCCTAAGCGCTCCCGAGATGTTTGAGTTTCTACTCGCTCCCCTTATTACTGTCGACCAACCGGTACTTACACCGGTTATCCGCACCACGGATCGCTATTCATCAGTGCCTGCAAGTGGTGAAGTTTTCACAGGAAGCCTGGGTTGGCGTTTTACGTTGCAGCGGCGAGCGACAGTTACGGGGCTCGGGTTTGCTGATATCGGTGCGAATGGCCTCGGAAACCCCCATACAGTCTCAGTCCATCGCGTCGCTGGTGACGAATTGTTGGCTAGTGTTGTGGTGCCTGCCGGGACACAAACGGAATTAATGGGCGGCTACCGATTCGCTGATCTGCCGTCCCCGGTGACGCTTGATCCTGATGAGTACATTGTGTGGTCTAGCAATTTCACCGGCACGGACCGCTACGTTCGTCTTCAGACGGTACGGGATGCTGCCAATGGCGCGATCACGTTTGGCAGTCGCTACTGGAGTACTGGGTCGGTAATACCTACCTCGGCACCGGATTCAGCGCTCTATTTTCCGGTGTCCATAAGGCTGTGGACAGGTAAGTCGCTCAGCCTGACCGGGAAAATATTCGCCGCTTTAGGTAATGCGCAGGAAATAGCGATCTACAGGAAGGTTGGGAGCAGCTTGACCAAAATGGGCGTGGCAACGGTTTCACAGTTGTCATGGCAATACAGCGAAGCTACAGAGCAACCTATTGGGCCTCAAGTTCTACGAGTGGTTATTCAAGCAGTGGGGGGGACTATGCCATCAACGAATGATGCTTATGCCGACGTAGTTTGTACGGTGGATTAAGAGAGGCGATTATGAAAACGCAACGTATCGCACTAACTAATCAATGGCAGCAACTTACGGACGGAACGCAGACTCGTATCCTTCAACTAACTGAGTGCTCCTTCGCCTTAGCTGTATCAGAGACTCAGCCAGATGCTGACGATCCATACTATCTGCTCACGGATTTGGTGACGGTAGGGCCACCGTTCAAATGGTGGATTAGAGTGCTGGATCGCGAGCAGTCAATAGTAGTAACTCTATAAGTCATAGCTAGATGCATTGAGGCTATTCCCTGTATCGAGTTCTCACCCTTGTGGTGATTTCAACGGATCGTGTTCGAATACGGATGCGTCCAGCAGGTTGGCATGTATTGCCCCTAAGTTGAGCGGGGGTATCAGCGAAATTCCTTCAGCTTTTACGATCTCTTGGCTGCGTGGTTCACATCGCAAAAGTACGTCGAAAAGCCGCCGGGGACCCTGGTGGTATTCGAGCGGCACGGGGAATAAAACCCGCGCAACTCGGTTTCTGCGAGCACTGAAAAGTTACTGAAATTTCAATCATTGAAATCCCATTGAAAAAGGACTGAAAAGTATCTTATGACTGAGCCTCTCTACCTCTCGAAAAGCGCCTTTGCTGCTCGAATTGGGAAGGCGCCTAGCACCATCACCTGGCTGAAAGACAACGGGCGTTTGGTGATGGCGCCGGATGGGAAACGTGTCGATGTATATGCGACAGAATCCCTCATCAAAGAAACTGCGGACCCCAGCAAGGCCGGCGTTGTCGCGCGTCACGAACGGGAGCGGCAGACCAAAGACGGTTTCAGTACAGCGGCCCCGGAGACCTCCCGGCCGCTTTTGCACGCTACGCAGGCGCCGAGTCTTTCCGCTGCCGATGCTTTGCCCGACTTCCAAAAGGCGCGTGCTCGGAAGGAGCACTTCGCATCGCTCAGCGTCGAGGCTGATTTTTACAAGGATCAGGGGGTGCTAGTTGAGTCGGCTGTGGTCGATAGAGCTGCCTTCGATACAGGCCGGCTGCTGCGTGATTTGCTTATGACAATGCCGACCCAGATCGCCCCAGAATTGGCATCGATGACCGACCCTTGGATGGTGGAAAAACACCTGTTGGCTGCGCTGCGCCGGGCATTGGATGACGCCGAACGGATGTCCACTGCCGATTTACAACGTGCACTTTCAAGCACGGAGGATTAATCATGACCACGTACGCCGACGGCACTAAGGTTTACCGCACCGGCTACTTTCGAGGATTGCGGCCGGAGCCTGAGCTTTGGGTTGACGAATGGGCCGATCGTTACATGCGTATCCCGCAAAGCCTCGGCGTCGCTGAACCAGGTCCCTATCGCACGGCACGTACGCCTTATGCCCGTGAGCCGATGCAATGTCTATCACCCGCGCATCCATGCAAGCGGGTGGTGACAATGATTGCTTCGCAGTTGATGAAGACGCAGATTGCTTTGAATTGGATTGGCGGATGCATTCATATGGCGCCGGCGAACATTCTGTTGCTGGAACCGACGCAGAGCCTGGCACATGATATTTCCGCACGTTTTGATCAAGCCGCAGAGGTGGTTCCTGAATTACGCGAACGCATCGTTAAGCCACGATCAAGAAAAGGGACTAACACATCAAGAGTTAAACAGTTCGAGGGCGGACGGTTGTTCATCGCGACAGCCGGCTCATCTTCCAACCTCGCAGAAAAGTCTGTTCGCTACGTCTACGGGGACGAAATTGATCGTTGGGTAATGGATCTGAATAGCGAGGGTGATCCGGTCAAGCTCGCAGAGGCACGCGCTTCCACCTTTGGGCGCAACGCCAAGTTCTATTTTTCAAGTACACCTACCCTCAAGGGGGTGTCGCGAATCGATGATCTTTTTCGCATCAGTGATCAGCGTCATTTTTATGTGCCGTGCCCTCATTGCCAACACATGCAGGTGCTCGACTGGTCACATCTGAAGTGGGACGAGGCGTACACCCAGGTTCACTACCTATGCAATGGGCCTGATTGTGGCGCGCTGATTGATGAGCATGAAAAGGCCACGATGCTGGCGAAGGGAGAGTGGCGTGCCCACTCACATGGGGATGGCGAAACCATTGGCTTTCAGCTCAATGCCCTTTATGCACCTCTTGGATGGACCAGTTGGATCCTGTTAGCCCGCGAGTTCGACTCAGCGATGAGCGAGCAGAAAAAGGGCAATCAGTCGCTCATGCAGGTGTTTTACAACACCAGGCTTGGTCTGCCTTGGGACAGCGCATTTGAACAGACCAAGGCTGGTGAGCTTCAAGCCAGAGCGCTGCTAGAAACTTACGTCCTCGGTACCGTGCCAATCGGCGCGCTGATGTTGACTGCCGCAGTGGACGTTCAAGGCAATCGTCTTGAGTTTATGGTTATGGGCTGGGGGGTGGGACTAGAGCGATGGGTAGTTGACCATCAGGTCATCATGGGCGACCCGTCTGACGACAGAACATGGGAGGCGTTGGATAACAAACTCAAGGTTCGCTACCGCCACCCCAGTGGAGTCGCACTGGGCATCCTTGCGACTGCGGTTGACTCGGGCGGCAACCACACCCATGAGGTTTATCAGTTTTGCCGTATTCGTCGTTGGCGAAATGTCTTTGCAGTGAAAGGCGAGAGCCGCCCGGGCAAGCCGGTCATTGCACAGCGTGCGTCCCGCGTGGATGTCAACTGGCGGGGTAACATTGAAAAGAACGGTGCTGAACTGTGGATGATCGGTACCGACACGGCAAAGGACTGGATCTACAACCGCTACGCATTGCCGTCTGGGCCGGGTGCTTTGCATTTTGCAAAGGATCTACCTGATGACTTCTTTGATCAGTGTGTGGCGGAGCGCAAGGTGGCTCGCTTCGTTAAGGGTGAGTGGCGCGTTGTATGGACTAAGGGCAAGGCTGATCGTAACGAAGCACTCGATCTGATGGTATATGCGCTTGCAATGGCCGAATACCTTGGCTTGGGGCGTTATCACGAAAGTGACTGGGATCGGGTACGACAGTCGCTCATGCAGCATCATTTGTTTGAGGACAAATCCATTCCGGCTGATCCGGTAGTACTTACGCCATCAACCGAAAAACTTGAGGCGTTGCCCATTGCGAAAACATCCTCAGCCACGCCTGCTACGGCTTCTGTCCTACCAGTTACTCCACGCCACCAACCGATAGCTGCTCCTCCCCGCCGCGTCAGTACAAGCGGTTACCTCAAGAGACGGTGATATGTCGTTTACCCCTAAGCACCTCGAAGCCATCGAGCGCGCCATCGCGCGCGGTGAAAAGACCGTGCGCTACAGCGATCGCACGGTGGAGTACCGCTCCATCGATGAACTGCTCAAGGCCCGCGACGAGATCCGCACCTCGCTGACCAATGCGACCGGGCAACGCTCTCGCGTGATCCGGCTTACACACGGAGGCAAGGGAATCTAATGGCCCGAAAATATCCGACACTCACCCGTAACGGATTCTTGCTGCCGTCAAACATCAAGGCCAGTTACGAAGGTGCCGGGGAGGGCCGTCGTTCGGCCAGTTGGGAAGCTACCGACAACGGCATCAACAGTATCAACACCCCGGCGCTCCGAAATTTACGTGCCCGTTCGCGGGCGGCGGTGCGCAATGATCCCTACGCCTTTAACGTCATCGACAAGCGCGTCAGCAACCTGATTGGCACTGGCATAACACCCAGGCCAATCACGGACGATGCTGAACTGCGTAAGTTGAAACAGCAGCTGTGGGATTACTGGGTGGACGAGGCCGACGCCGATGAACTTACCGACTTCTACGGTATGCAGGCCCTGGTGGCGCGCACCGTCGAAACAGCAGGCGAATGTTTTATACGGCTGCGACCTCGTAGCCCCAGCGAAGGCTTGGCAGTACCGCTGCAACTGCAGGCGCTCGCCCCTGAATTTGTTCCTCACGACAAGTTCGAGGCGGCCAAAAACGGCAACGTAATCCGCGCTGGCATTGAGTTCAGCCCGGCCGGCAAACGGGTGGCGTACTGGATGTACTTGTCTCACCCGCGCGATTCGTCGTCACTGAACGCTGGCTACAACCAGCTGGTGCGTGTGCCGGCGGCACAGGTGCTGCACATCTTCGAACCCATGGAGCCAGGACAGTTGCGCGGCGTACCGCGTTTGGCTCCGGTGCTAAAGCGGCTGCGCAGCTTGGACAATTACGACGACGCCGTGCTGTTCCGCCAGGAGGTGGCGAATCTGTTCGCCGGCTTCATCAAGCGACCTCCGCCGGATAGCGGGCAGCAACCACGCGATCCGGTGACGGGCAAGTTGCTGACCACCGACAGTGATGGCTTCACACCGATGGTCGCCCTTGAGCCCGGCACCATTCAGGAACTGGCACCAGGAGAAGAGGTGGAGTTCTCTAAGCCACCGGACGCGGGCAACAACTACCCGGACTTCATGCGTCAGCAGCTAATGGCTGCAGCGGCGGGTTCGGGCACGCCCTACGAGATCCTCACCGGCGACATGCGGGAGGTCAACGACCGGGCGCTGCGGGTGGTGCTCAACGAGTTCCGACGGCGCCTGGAGCAGCTGCAATTCGGCGTGTATGTCCATCAGCTGTGTCGCCCCGTGCGGGCGGCCTGGCTGGACATGGCGGTGCTGTCAGGCGCCCTGGTGCTGGAGGACTACGCGCAACGTCGCCGTGAATACCTGCGCACACGTTGGGTACCGCAAGGCTGGGCCTACATCCAGCCGGTGCAGGACGTGCAGGCGCGGCGCATGGAAGTGCAGGCGGGCTTTGCGTCGCGCAGCGAGATGGTGCTGCGCACCGGTTACGACGCGGAAACGGTCGACACGGAAAACGCCGCCGATCTCGCCAGGGCGACACACCTCGGACTCAACTACACGACTCTTGAGGCCATCGAGACGATTGATGACAAGGAACAACCATGAGCAAAAAGACGAAGCCCCGCGTTTATGACAAGGCGGGCAAGCAGGTAAAGGTGGCCGACAAGAGCTGGTACACCTTCCAGGCCAGCGGCGAAGCCGAGCAGCGCAGTATCGAGATCTTCGTATACGGCGAGATAGGCGCTTGGGGCGTTACCGCCAATCAGTTCGTGCAGGATCTGCGCGCCATGGATGATGGTGTGTCCCCAGTGATTGTCGCGTTCAACAGCATCGGCGGTGATCTGTTCGATGGCCTGGCGATACATAACGCGTTGTCGCGATTGGGTGAGCGCTGCACTGGTCGTATCGACGCCCTGGCGGCCAGCGCGGCCAGTGTCGCGGTGTGTGGCGCTCACAGGGTCGTGATCGCGGCCAACGCCATGCTGATGATCCATAACCCCTACACCTTTATCAGTGGCGATGCCAAAGACTTCCGCCGTGTCGCCGATGTGCTCGATCAGACCCTGGAAGCAATCATTGCGGCCTACAAAGCCAAAGCACCGGACGTTGACGAAGCCGAGCTGCGGCGCATGGTCAACGCTGAAACTTGGCTCACCGCCAATGAAGCGGTGGCGCTGGGCCTAGCCGATGAAGTCGGCGATGGCATCAAGGTCAGTGCCTGTCTCGGCCAGGGGAGCGTGTTGCAGCGTTTCCAAAATCCTCCCGCCGAGCTGCTCGCCCAGCTGGATGAAGAACCGGAAGCCGAACCACCTGAACCAGTTCCAGCCCCTGTGCTGGAGGCGGCCAGGTTGGCGCTGATGGTTACACAAGGTTGTGCGGCAGCTGGCATCAGCAACCTGGTGGAACCCCTGCTGGCCGCCACCAAGCTCGAAAGCGAAGCGGTCATCCAGGCAGCACTGATCAATGCAAAGGCGCTGCACGGCCTTTGTGTAGCCGCACGACTGCCAGAGCTAACCGGCGAGTTCATTAGCGCTGGCTTGGACGAAGCCGCCGTCAGGGCGCGTCTGTTCGACAAGCTGGTGGGTAGCGGCGGTGGCTTTGAAATCAACAACAGCCTGCCGCTGGACAGCGACCCAGTACCTACTGTTCAGGCAAAGCAAGTCGACACCCACGCAATCTGGACCAACCGACAGGCGGCTCAGAATGGATCCTCAAAAGGAGCAAGAGCATGAAAACTGAATCGATGCACGCAGGCGAGTTTCTGCTATCCGAGGGTGCGGGCAACATTTCCCGTGAGGCGATCAACGTCGCCGCAGGTGTCGCCCTGGAACCAGGCCAGATCCTCGGCCTGGTCACCCTTACCAGCGAGTTTGCCCCGTATCAGCCGACCGCCGAGGACGGCACTGAGAACGCTGTCGCGATTCTCTATGGGCCGGTGAGCGAGTCGGATGTTGTTCGACGCGGTCGTGCCATCGTGCGTCTTGCCGAGGTCAGTGAAGCGCACTTGACCGGCCTCGATCCTGCCGCCGAAAGGGCTCTGGCTACCCATTTTGTGATCGTCCGCTAAGACGCTCATTCTTTTTACCATCCCGCCGAGTGCGGGATTTTTCGTTATTGGAGAGTAGCCCATGGCCGATATCGGCATTTTTGAAGACGATGCGTTCAGCGTCTCCTCGCTGACCGCTGCAATCAATGACCAGGAATACCTGCCTGGCCGCATTAGTAGCCTGGGATTGTTTCGCGAAGAGGGCATCAGCACTTTAACCGTACAAATCGAGAAAGACGGAGACACCCTGGCGCTGGTGCCGGCCGGTGAGCGCGGTACGTCGGGCCTGGTGGTCGGCGGTACCAAGCGTAAAATGATCCCGTTCAACACCGTACATCTGCCTCAACGCTTCACCATCAAAGCGGATGAAATTCAGGGTATCCGTGCTTTTGGTACACGCAGTGAGCTGCAGGCGGTTCAGGACGTGGTTAACAAGCGCCTGGCGAAGGCCCGCCGTCAGTTGGATGCCACCCACGAATTCCAACGTATGGGCGCGTTGAATGGTCAGGTACTGGATGCCGATGGCAGCACCGTACTGTTGGACATCTACAGAACCTTCGGTGTCCAGCGCAAGAAGCTACCGATGGGGTTGAACGATCCCGCGACTGATCTGCGTGTTCGAGTCGGTGAGGCTCTCGACATGCAAGAGGATGCATTGGGCAACATCACTAGCAGCGGCTCTCGGGCGCTCTGCGGGAAACACTTCTGGAACAAATTGGTCGCTCACGGTTCGGTCCAAAAAACCTACCTCAACTCCATTCAGGCTGCGGCCCTGCGCGGTGATGCGCGGGAGAGCTTCGAGTTCGGTGGGGTCGTCTGGGAGCGTTATCGTGGCAAGATCGCGGGCGTCACGTTCATCCACGATGACAAGGCACTGCTGATCCCCGAAGGCGTTCCGGACCTTTACATCTCGTCGTTCGCACCAGCGGATTACATGGAAACGGTCAACACCCAAGGGATTCCGTACTACAGCAAGATTGAGCCGCTCCCCTTCAACAAGGGTGTCGCCGGTGAGGCCCAATCCAACCCGCTGCATATATGCACGCGGCCTCTGGCTCAGATCCTGCTGGAACTCTGACCGTGCCTTTTCGCGATCTGATCGATGACATCGACGATGTAGTGTTCGAAACACTAGGCGATTCCGCCCAGATCGAGGGTCGGACCGAGCCGGTCCTGGGCATGTTCATGGCGCCATGGAAGGCGCCCCAGTTCGGCAAGACCCAAACCGCCATACGCGAACCTCGCTTTGAGATACGCGTTCGCGATTCGGATGGCCTGACCAAGGGCCTTCGTGTCACGGTCGATCTGCCGACACTGGACGGCGGTGGTAATTACGATCTGTTGCAGCTTGAGCCCGGTGGCGATGGCCTGGTGGCCTTGATCTTGAGGAAGCGTCCATGAGTGTCGGCAGCTATGCAAGGCAGAATCGCGGCGGTGGCTTGATCAACATTCAACCGTCACTAGTGGATTTGAAGGTCTTTCAGGACTTCGCTCGTCTTGTGCCTAAAGCTGCTGCGGCTGCTCAACGGCGAGCGATCAACAAAACGTTGGGATGGCTGCGCACCCACATTGCCAGAGCGGTGGGAAAGCAAGAGCGCATCGCTATTGGTGCTGTCCGGCAACGGTTGCGGGCTTACCCCACCAGCGGCGGGGCGATGCGCGGCAAGTTGTGGTTTGGTCTTAACGCAATCGAGGCCAGTCGCATCGGCCGGGCACGTCAGACGGGCAGGGGTGTGTCAGTAGCGGGGCGTCGTTATCAGGGGGCATTTTACAAACAGGTGTACGGCGGCAGCGCCGATATCTGGATCCGTACTGCCAGCAAGCACTTCAATAGCGATGACTACCCCGAGGCGACTCAGGGCAGGCGACGCACCGGTTTTGTTGAGGAAAATGACAACCGCTTTCCACTGGCGAAAGCCAAAGTATCGCTCGACCAGGCTCGGCCACACTTCGAGGCATGGATCAAACGTGCCGATGAGCAGCTGTTGATGGTCCTTGAGCAAGAGCTCAACTACGAACTGCAGAAGTATCTGAAGGGGAGCGCTAATGTCAGATGAACCGTTCAGCATGAGCCAACTCTACCAGGCCATCGAACAGCACCTGACGGATTACCTGTCCGGTATTCAGGCGGTAGTTTTTTGGCCGGATATTCAGGAAAACCAAGGCATTCCACTGCCGTCCGTGTTTCTTGAAATGGCGGAGTTCGAGCCTGGTATCGATATCGGTACCGGTGAATCAAGTTTGGTTTGCAAGTTTGAGGCACGGATCATCGTTGATCCGATTCAAGCCAATCACCATGAGCAAGCTGTGCACCTGGTGTCCCAGCTCGCAGTGCTACTCCGACAGCAAAGCTGGGGGCTTGACGTTAACGTCGCGCAATTTGAGCGAGCAACTCAGGATTGGACCAAGCCTGAGTTGGATGGTTATGTGGTGTGGGTGGTCGAGTGGACTCACCAGATTCAATTGGGGGTTGAAGTTTGGCCGTTCCCCGACGAAAAACCGAGCATGCTCAAGCTCAACCTGCAGACTTACCTGGACGCAGATAACCCTGGCGGTCCGCCATGAGTTGGGCTCAGGGTGAGCATGACCGAATGATCGCAGCGATGATCATACCGTGTGTAGTGGTTGGGGTGGATTTACTGGCCCCAGCCGTGCGAGTCAAGTCGGGTGACTGGGCCAGCGCCTGGGTGCGTTGGCACAGCCAAGCGGCAGGCAAGGCTAGACATTGGCGCGCGCCGAGCTTGGGTGAGCAGGGGATCTTGTTCAATCCCAGCGGCCAGGCTGGTATGGGCACGTTTGTGCCGGGGTTGTTTGGCGCAGCCGGTTCCCCCCCGGATAACCGTGATCATGTCGAAGTGTGGCGCTTTGATGATGGCGGCTCCCTTGTCTATGACTGGGAGGCCAAAAGCTACTCCATTACTGTGCCCACGGGCACCGTTAGCATCAAGGTAGGGGCGACCGAGGCGGTCGTCACGGATGGCGCGCTGACAGTCACGTCGACCAACATCAAGTTGGTTGCAGACGTCGAAATTGAAGGTTCGCTATTGGTAACGAACAACGTAGCCGTCCAGGGTGCTCTGCATGCGGTGAAAGACATCACCAGTGCCGGCAGGATCCTGGACGCCGGCGGAAACAGCGCGAACCACAAACACTAACCCTTCATTTTCATAGGCCCGCCGCGTGCGGGCTTTTCCGTTTACAGGGTTTTACTTTATGAAGAGTTCGAGAATGACAGAACCGCTCAATAGTACCGAAGCACTTGAGCCACCCGGATTGGTTCCTTTGACCACGGACTATCCCGGTACGACGGATGTCGTGAAGTCGATTGGTCAGGTGCGTGTTTTTCGCGACAAGCTCTACACCTCACGTACTTTGATATTGCCCGACAGCGGCCGCCCTCTTGACGTTCTCAAGGCGCGCGTGTCGGTACCGGACACGGACGCTGAGGCACTGGATTACCTCAAGGCTAACGAGGAATTCGAACCGCTGCAGGAGTGATTTAGATGATCGGAATGGACCGCCACACCGGCCAGCCCATTTCGGGCCTTGTGCATTTGCGACAGTGCATTGAAGACATTCTAAGCACCCCGCTGGGCAGCCGCCGACAGCGACCAGAATACGGCAGCAAGCTACGTCGATACGTGGATTTACCGGTCAACGAGGGCTGGAAAGGGGCTGTTCAGGCCGAGGCGAGCAGGGCGTTAGGCCGCTGGGAACCTCGCCTAAAACTGGAGCGCTTGCAGGCCGTTTCTGTTCTGGATGGGCTGATCAAGATCCAAGTCACCGGTCGTTTTCTGGGCGAGAGCGTATTGCTGGAGGTAAGTGTATGAGTATCGTCGATCTGTCCGAGTTGCCAGCGCCGGACGTGCTTGAACCCCTGGACTTTGAAGAGGTGTACACCGAAATACTCGCTGTTTTCCGTAGCTTCATGGGCGACAACTGGAGTGCGCCGCTTGAGAGCGAGCCGGTGGTCAAACTGTTGGAGGCCGGCGCTTATGCGCGTATTGGTGATCGCGCCCGGGTAAACGATGCCGCCAAGGCACTGATGCTGGCCCATGCTATCCGTGGCGACCTCGACCATTTAGGGGCTAACGTTAATACCCCACGCCTAGTGATTCAAATGGAGGATCTTCGCGCAGTTCCTCCGCAGGAAAAGATCACTGAAAGCGATGACGCTTACCGCGAACGTATCCAGATGGCCTATGAGGGCCTGACTACAGCAGGGCCGCGTAACAGTTACAAGTTGCATGCGCGCAACGCCTCGGCCCTAGTGGCGGATGCGTCCGCCGAAAGCCCGTCTCCGGCGCGCGTTACGGTAACGGTGCTGGGGCTGGCCGGCGATGGGGCGGTAGGCCCTGAGTTGTTGGCGGTGGTAGCGAAAGCTGTCAACGACGAAAACGTTAGGCCCCTTGGTGATCGGGTGACAGTGCAAAGCGCCGAGGTGTTGCCGTACCGCGTCGACGCGGTGCTGTACATGAAAGGCCCGGGGCCTGAAAGCGCCGTAGCGATGGTAGAAGCAGAAAGGCGGCTCGCAGCCTGGATCAACCCCCGCAAACGTCTGGGCGTCGAGGTGGCGCGCTCCGCTGTCGATGCGCAGTTGCACGTCCCAGCCGTTTCACGAGTCGAACTGACCGGGTGGCAAGATCTGGCCCCTACAGAGGCGCAGGCGGCGTTCTGTACCGGGTACAGCGTAGTGCTGGGGGAGTGACATGAAAAGCCTTCTGCCTATCAATAGCACCCAGTTAGAGCGTGCGATTGAGGCTGCCAGCACGGATCAAACCGTGATTGCGCTCCGTTCGCTCTACAACCCCGTAACGTGCCCCGTTCATTTGCTGCCACATCTTGCCTGGGCTTGGTCTGTTGATCGTTGGGATGATCGCTGGACTGAAGCGACCAAGCGCCAAGCGGTAAGGGCGTCGTTCTATATCCATTCCCGCAAAGGAACTATTGGTGCATTGCGCCGTGTGGTCGAGCCGCTGGGTTACTTGATCGAGGTCATGGAGTGGTGGCAGAGCGTGCCAGAGGGGGTCCCGGGTACGTTCTCTCTGAAGGTCGGCGTGCTGGACGCCGGCATTACTGAAGAAATGTACGAAGAGTTGACCCGGCTCATTGATGATGCCAAGCCCGTCAGTCGACACATGACCGGCTTAGCGATCAGCCTGGAAACTCCCGGTTACATCGGCATGGGCGCCTGTGTAAGCGAGGGTGAGGTGATCGACGTTTACCCACCAACGCCCCGCGATATTGAGGTGACCGGTACTTATGGTCTGGTCATGTGTATTGATGAAGTTGACACCCTGGACGTGTATCCATGATTGATCAGAACAGTCAGTTTTTCGCCATTCTTACGGCAGTGGGTGAGGCTAAACAGGCAAATGCCACTGCCTTGGGCCAGCCCTGGACCTTTTCACAGATGGGCGTGGGTGATGCCAACAACACAGACCCAATCCCCGACCACTCGCAAACGCGGCTGATCAACGAATGGCGCCGTGCAGCGGTTAATCAGGTCAGGACCGACCCGGAAAACCCGAACATCATCATCACCGAGCAGGTTATCCCGCCCGACGTGGGTGGTAAGTGGATTCGGGAAATCGGCTTGTACGATGCAGACGGCGACCTGGTGGCGGTGGCCAATTGTGCCCCGAGCTTCAAGCCTTTGCTTGTACAGGGGACGGGAAAGACGCAAATCATTCGGATGAACTTCATCGTTGCGAATACATCGAGCGTCGTCCTGAAGATTGATCCGGCGATTGTCCTTGCGACCCGCGAATATGTGGACACGCAGATAATTGAAGCCATGGCAAAAATGGACTTCAAGCATTCGGTGTTGGTGGCCACCACGGCCAACATCGCCTTGAGCGGCGTGCAGACCATCGACGGCGTACTGTTGCCGGCGGATGCGCGCGTGCTGGTGAAAGATCAGACGGCCGCCAAGGAAAACGGCTTGTACGTGGTTTCTTCGGCCGGCGTGTGGAAACGTACCCAGGATGCAGACAGTAGCGTCGAGGTGACGTCGGGGTTATTTGTCAGTGTCGAAACCGGCACCCTCAACGGTGACAGCGTTTGGCAACTGGTCACGGATGCGCCGATTGTATTGGGTACTACAGCGCTGGTCTTTGAAATGGTCGTGGGCTGCACCGGTGTTAGCGCTGGCTCCTATGCCAATGTCACTGTCGATAGGTTCGGCCGGGTGATTGGCGGCACCAACCCGACCACGCTCGCAGGTCATGGCATTACCGATGCGTTTCCAGCTGATCGCCTCATTGTTTCGACTACTGCCCCGGCGGATACCGATGGGGTGGTCGGTACTATCTGGCTGCAGGTGGAAACATGAATTTTTACGCAAAGGCCGTCACAGGTTTCAAGGCCGGGATTTTGCCTCGCGCAAAGCTGGCAGATGGCTGGCGTGATGGAGAAGTTCTATGGGTCAAGACCGCCTCGGGTTGGAAAGTGGCATGGCGACGCCGCATCGTTTACACGAATCTTGTGGACCTGGCAGATGCCAACATCTTTGCCCTGATGGGATCGCCCGTGAAGCCTCGAGAGTACGTATTTATTAATAAAGCGGTGCTGCGTGGAGTGTCTGCTGCTGCGCTGCGAACGGGTGTTTTTCCTGCGGGGTCGAAGCTGTTGGTGATTAACGAGGGGTATATCAAGGGCGCCGGCGGCGCTGGAGGAACGGCCGCGGCGGGAATGCCAGGCAATCACGGTCTTTTGCTCGAGTTCGCAACAACCTTGGATAACTCTGCCGGATATATACACGGTGGAGGCGGTGGTGGTGGCTTGGGACAGCACCGAACTTTTAGATCGGATGGTTCCGCCAAAACCGGTTATGGCGGTGCTGGCGGCGCTGGCGAGGGCGTTGGAGCTGCAAGGCCTGGGGCAGCGGGGCAAGCAATATCGGATGACGGATCCGGCGGCACTGGAGGTGCCGGTGCAGCCGCCGGCATTGCTGGTTCGCCAGGCAGTGTTGGGTGGTCAAACACTACTTATGCCACTTATGGGCCGTGGCCCGGTGGTGCTCCAGGTGCCGCGATTATTTCGGGGGGCCATGCCTTCACTTTCTCGGCTGGTAATTCTTCTGATCGTATTAAGGGGGCTGTGTCTTGAGTGACTTTGCAATTGTTTCGATCTCCCCGGAAGTTGGGACGATGGTTATTAACTGGGGGACGGTAACCCTAAATCATTTTATTCCTTCCGATTTAGCTGGAGCTGACAGCCTTTCGGCTGCGCAGATCGAGGAGCGAATCGAGGCGATGCGTCCTACGGTGCCCGAACCCGTGAGGGTTCCGGCAGCTCTGGCGGCCATGGTTCAATCTGTAGCAATCGATCCGGATGTGCGTGAGCGTGTTTGGCGTGACCGGTGTATATCACCGCTGATCGAGTCTCGAGATCGTCACCGCGACGAGGTTGAGCTCGGCATGCTTACGACACTCACGGCCTCGCAGTTCGCCGAACTGCTGGCTCACATCCAAAAACTGCGTGAGTGGCCCCAGTCGCCGGACTTTCCGGATAGCGAGCGTCGCCCCGTAGCGCCGGCCTGGATCAACAATCAAACCGAATAACGCCTCACTCCGATGGGGCGTTTTCTTTTCCGTAATGTGTAACAACGAACACTCCTCACGGCCTCGCATATGCGGGGCTTTTTCGTTTCTGGAGATTGCCCTATGAGTTTCTTTCACGGTGTGACCGTCACCAACGTAGACACCGGTGCGCGCATCATTTCGCTGCCCTCGTCCTCAATCATCGGTCTATGTGACACCTTCACCCCAGGACCGAACGTGACGGCCAATCCGAACCAGGTGCTACTGATCACGCGCGAAAGCGAGGCGGTGGCTGCCTGGGGTGAAGACGCAGCTATCACCAAATCCATCAAGGCGATCTACATGCGCGCCAAAGCGGTGATCGTGGCGTGCGGTGTCGAGAAGCTGGCCACGCCAGCGTTGCAGGCCTCGGCTGTCATTGGCGGCGTCCTGGCTGACGGCCAGCGTACCGGCATGCAGGCGCTGTTGGATGGTAAGAGCCGATTCAACGCCCAACCCCGGTTGCTGATCACCCCAGGTCATAGCGCGACCCAGGAGGTGGCTACGTCGCTCGATGCGCTCGCCGGCAAGTTGCGCGGTATCGCCATCGTCGACGGCCCAAACACCACCGACGAAGCCGCCATTGCCTACGTCGAGAACTTCGGCAGCAAGCGCGTGTTTATGGTCGACCCGGGCGTGCAGACCTGGGACACCGTTCTCAGCGAACCCGTTGATGCGCCGGCCTCGGCCTGGGTGGCGGGTCTGTTTGCCTGGACCGATAACGAATATGGCTTCTGGGCCTCGCCGTCGAACAAAGAGTTTGTCGGCATCACCGGTACCACGCGTCCGATTGAATTTTTGGACGGCGACGCAACGTGCCGAGCCAACCTGCTCAACAACGCGAACATCACCACGATTATTCGTGACGACGGCTACCGCCTATGGGGCAACCGTACCTGTTCCAGTGATCCGAAGTGGGCCTTTGTCACACGCGTACGCACCCAAGACATCGTCATGGACGCGATCCTTTACGGGCACAAGTGGGCGGTCGACCGCTCGATCACCAAGACCTACGTCAGCGACGTGACCGAAGGCCTGGAAAACTTCATGCGCGACCTGAAGAAGCAGGGCGCGGTGATCAACTTCGAAGTGTTCCCGGACGACGAGCTGAACACGCCCAGTCAGTTGGAACAGGGCAAGGTCTTTTGGCGCATTCGTTTCACCGACGTGCCACCGGCTGAAAACCCTACATTCCTCGTTGAAGTCACTAATCAGTGGATCACCGAAGTCATCGAAAACAAGGCTTAAGGAGGCTTCGCAATGTCCATGATTCCCCAAACGCTGTTCATGATGAACATGTTTGTCGACGGCATGAGTTTCGCCGGCGACGTGCCCATCTTGAGTTTGCCCAAGCTGAAAATCAAAGCCGGCGAGTACCAAGGCGGCGGCATGGATGCTCCCATTGATATGGACCAGGGCATGGAAAAGCTGGAGGCGTCTTTCAGCACCAAAGGTGTTCGCCGTGAGGCGATGAAGTTCTTTGGCCTGTCTGATCAGACCGCGTTCAACGCCGTATTTCGTGGTTCGTTCAAGGGACAGAAGGGTGCAACTACTGCAGTGATCGCCACCATTCGCGGGATGGTCTCGGAGCTGGACCCAGGTGAATGGAAGCCCGGCGGCGACGCTGAATTCAAGTACGCCGTCAGCGTCAGTTACTACAAGCTGGAAGTCGCTGGCGTGCGTATGTTTGAAATCGATCCTGTTAACGCGGTTCGCGTTATCAACGGCGTTGACCAACTGGCAGCTGTTCGCCGCGACCTCGGCCTTTAAGGAAAATACCCATGCCTCAAGACACCAACAAAATCCCGGAATGGCTGACGATCACCGCTGACTCGGCAACCATCAAATTGTCCAAAATCGTCAAGGTCAATCAGATCGAAACTGATCAGCTGACCATGCGTTCCCCAACTGTCCGCGAGGTTCGCGCCGCGACCAAGGCCGCCCCGGACGATGTAGAACAAAGCGAGATGATCCTGTTCGCCAGCCTGACCGATGCGGGTCAAAACGACTTGGGGGAGCTGAGCGTGCGGGACTACAAGCGCCTTCAGGCCGCCTATTTTCGCCTGGTGCGCGAGGACCGGGTTTAACGAGGAAATACAGAGAAAGCTGGCTCAGCGGCTGGCCCGGGAAATGTCTTTCTCGGCCAGCGAAATCGAAGCCATGTCTTTCTCAGCGATGATCTGGTGGCTTAAGGAATGAGCCACCCGTACCTTTTCGGAGTGACCCCATGGCGAATAACCTGGCGCTTGGCGTCGTCATCGGCGGCGCTATCAGTTCGACCGTCGGCGCCGCCTTCAAGGACGTTGAAGGGCGAATCAAGAAACTCAGTGACCAGGGCACCAAGGCCCGGGTACTTCAAAGCACCATTGGCGACACCATCCGCCTGCGTGATGAGTGGAAAAAAGCCCATGACACCGGCTCTGCCTCTGCAGATGGCCTGCTGAAAAAGTTGGAGACCAACCTCAGAACCCTCAAGGATCAGGGCGTCGAGGTCGGAAAGTTGCGTAACGAGTACCAGAAGCTGGGCCAAGTAGCCCGTGGGGCTGAGCTTAAGGCGCTCGGTCACACTCAAATCAAGCAGGGTAAGGACGGGCTAAAAAGTTCGCTCGGTCAGGCCACGGCGCTGTCAGCGGCGGTCGCTATTCCCACCAAGATATCCGGCGACTACCAGGCGCAGATGCGCCAGATGTCGCTGTGGGCGCACACGGCCGGCACCGATGACGAAGGCAAGATGGCCGCGATGGTCTCGACCATTGCGGACGACAAGGGCATGAGCCGTCAACTGCTCGCCAAGGCGGTGGGTGGCCTTATCGAAAAGGGTGTTGATTGGCAGGAAGCCAGTGCCTATGCCGGCCAGATTGCCGATCTGATCGATGGGCAGGGCATGGAAGCCGAAACTATTGCCACCTTGATCAACTCGTTCAAGGAGGCCGGGGTTAAGAAAGAGGACATGGCCGGCATGCTGGGCCAGGTCGCTGCAGCGGGGGATATCGGCGCCTTCGGTCCCAAGGACATGGCTCGGTATCTGCCGTCCATGCTCGGTAACATCAAGCGCCTGGGCATGGAAGGTCCGGAGGCGGTGCGCTTTCTGGGGGCCAGCTTGCAGTCGCAATACTCGCAAACGCAGGATTCTGCAGCCGCTGCGACCAACATGAACAATCTGTTGAACGCGGTGATCAGCAGCACCAGCCAGGAGCGTTTTGCCAAGGAAGGTTACGACCTGGCCGGCTCGATCCTGGCCGCGACTAAAAGCGGCAAGGCAGCCAACCCGGTTGACGCCTTCATCATGCTCAGTCAGGAAATGATCAAGCGCCAGGATCCGGCGAAGGCCAAGAAGATCGAGGCACTGAAAGCCAAAATCAAGGCGGCAGCGGATGGCAGCGCCGAGGAACAGCAGGCCATGGTGGCTCTGACCGAGGCGGCAGGCCTGGCTAACATCGTCAGCGATCAGAGTGCGAGTGCGGGTTTGCTCGCGCAGATCAAATACGGCGACAAGATCAAGGCCGACATGGTCACGATCGAGAAAACCGACGGCAAGACCAAGATCGAGTCGGACGCCGCCAAGGCCCGCGAAACGTCCAACCGCAGATGGGCAGAGGCCACGGCGGGCATGGAAGCTTCCATGATCAGCCTGGGCGATGGCCTGCGGCCGCTGACTGACAAGGTCGCGGATGGCCTCGGCAAAGTTGGCTATGCACTGGCTGACCTGGCCAACAAGTACCAGCCGGTTACGGCGGTGATTGCTGCGGTTGCTGCAGGCGCAGTCACATTGGGCGCCGCGCTGAGTGCGCTGAAGATCGGCAGGGGCCTGCTGAACGTCGGCCGTGGTTCGCTGATGGGCAATCCGAACATCCCGCAAAAGGTCATTGTGACCAATCTTCCTACAGGTGGCTTGGGCGGTCTAGATGGTGGTGTAGACGGCGGTGCCAAAGGTAAGAGGGGTGGCAAGGCAGGTGGTCGCGGTTTGGGCTTGCCCAAGGGCGCCAAGCTGCCTGCGGCCCTGGCGGTCATTGAGGCTGGCTACAAGGTCAAAGATACCTACGACAACGCCACGACCCGCGATGAAAAGGCCGAAGGCTATGGCGAAGCGGCAGGGGGCTTGGCAGGCACACTGGCCGGCGCTGCGGCCGGTGCGGCGATTGGCTCGGCGGTGCCGATAATCGGCACGGTGGTCGGTGGGTTGCTGGGTGCTTACCTGGGCAGCCTGGGCGGCGACGCTTTGGGCGGATATTTGGGTAAGTCCTTCTTCGGCGGCGACGATGAGCTGAAGAAGATGCCCGATGCTGGTCCGTTGATGATGGTCAACGCCGGCAAAGACATTCCGCCGGTGCTCGGCGATATCGCGACTTCTTTCGCTCCTAAATGTGATGGCTCTCTGCTGATGCCTGGCGCCGTCAAGACGCCGGGGCCGGTGGGTGGTGACGTCGTTCGTTCGTTGGCTTCGCCGCCGGCATCGAGCACACCCGCTGCGGTTTCGCTGATGGCGGTACCGTCAAAACCGCCGGCGCCGAAGATCGAGCAGAAGGTCGATATCATCGCGCCTATTCAGGTGACCGTGCAGGGGGATGTGAAGGATCCGGCGCAGCTCGCCCGTGAATTGCAGCCTTACATCGCGCAGCAACAGCGCGAAATCACTCAGCAGCTGGAAAGCCGCAAGCTCTACGACGAAGCGCATCTTTGACCTGGGGGATTTATGGGCTACATGGAGCAGCTGCAATCAAGCGTAAAGTCCCTCGCGGCAGCGGGTGAGACCGGCCGCCGTAGTTTGGATGGGATGATCGCGCCGGTAGACGGGGCGATCAGTGAACTCAGCGGCGCGGCCTCGGAGCTGGAAGGTACTCCGTTTGTGGGGCCGGCCGTTGGCGAAAAGCTTCAGCGCGTTATGCGTGGGGTGACGGCGGCCCAGGCGAAGGTTGGCCAGGTGGTCTCGGTGTACAGCGCAGCCACCCGGGCGGCGTCTCAGATTGATGAGCGCTTGGGTGCGCTGAAGGAACAGGCGGGGCGGGCGGCGACGGCGATCAACAACATCGCCGGCAAGGTCAGCCCCTCGCTGTCGGGCATTCTCCCGACTGGGGCCTTTGCTGCTGATGCCACACCGGCGCCGGAGGCAGTGAAACCCTTCCCGCACCTGATGATCATGCAGCCGCGTGATCCGAAACAACAGCCGTACTTCTTCAACCTAGACACGGCGGCCTTTGATGAGCTGCGTCGTTCGAGTGCCTTTCGCTGGGCCTCTCAGGAGCGGCTGACGCGTCGACCGGCGCAACAGGCTATCGGTATGGGTGACGAAAAGCTGACGTTGAAGGGCGCCATCTTCCCGGGCTTCAGGGGCGGCATCAAACAACTGGACACCCTCCGAACCCTGGGTGGCAAGTTGCAGCCCATGACGCTGACCACCGGCTACGGCGACGTGTTGGGTACCTGGTGCATGACCAGTGTCGAGGAAGAACAAAGCGCGCTGCTTGGCGGCGGCATCCCGCGTAAGCAAGGCTTTACCCTGGAGTTTGTACGCTATGGCGACGACATGCAGAACGTCTGACGGGGATCTGTTGGACACCATCTGTCACAACTACTACGGCCATCTGAGCGGCACGGTGGAGGCCGTGCTCGATGCCAATCAGGGGCTGGCCGATGAGGTTCAGCCGTACCGAGCTGGTGTGGTGATTGTCCTGCCGGACATGTCGGCATCCACTGAAGAACTTGTGATGCTTTGGGACTAGTCAGGCCTGGCTGTCCTTTTCTTCCGTTATGCGTAACGGCCGCCATCATTCCCCCGCGTTGGCGGGGTAACTGGGTGAACCATGACCCCTCGCTTTCGTGTCGTTGCGGACGGTAAAGACATTACCGCGCTGATCAATGACCGCCTGTTATTGCTGAAAACCACTGACAAGCCAGGCATGGAGTCGGACGACTTCGAGCTGCGCATCGATGATCGCGACAGCGCCGTGGCGCTGCCCAAGCGCGGCGCCGGCATTGAGATCTACCTGGGCTATGCCGAAACGTCCATGGTGCGGCTGGGCCGTTACATGGTAGATGAGGTCGAGATATCCGGCCCGCCTAACACCATAGTCGTGCGCGGCAAGGCCGGCGACATGCGCGGTACCGGAAAGACGGTGCGCAGCGGTAGCTGGGAAGATGTGCCACTGTCCAAGATCGTAGCCGACGTGGCTGCCCGCAACGGCTGGACGCCGGTGTGCAACGTCTCCACAAATGTGCCCCGGGCTGACCAGCTCAGCGAGTCTGATTTCAACTTCATCACCCGCATTGCCAAGCAGCACGACTGCACGGCCAAGGTGGCCGACGGGAAGCTGATTGTCATGACACGCGACGGCGGCACTAGTGCGAGCGGCAAGGTCTTGGGCGCCGTCACCATCACGCCCGCCGATGTCAGTCGGTGGCAGTTCCGCTTAGGCGATCGGAACACGCACAAGGCGGTGGTCACCAAGCACCAAGACAAGAAAAGCGGTGAGCTGAAGCTGATCAGCCTGGACAACACGGATGCGCCCGACGGGCTGCCGGCGGTGCATACAGACCGTCATATCTACCCCAATAAGACCGCAGCGGCCCAGGCCGCTAAGGCCCGACTGACCGCGTTCAATCGATCTTCGGCAGGCGTTCGTCTTGAAATGCCTGGGCGTACCGATCTGTTTGCCGAGCGGTCGGTAAACGCCACGGGCTTCAAGGTCGGCATTGATGGCGAGTACCTGGTCGACTCGGTTGAGCAGGTCTTCACCCAGGCAGGCTGGTCGACCACCGTCGAGTGCAATGGCGGCAAAAAGGGTAAGGCTAAGGCAAAGGGCAAGAAGGCGAAAAAAACCAAGGAGGTCAAGGTTCTACAGCTTTGACGTGACTCACTGAAACACCCGTTTAACTAGAAACCGCCGCCGGTTGGCGGCTTTTTTTTGCCTGGAGAAAACATGTCTATCACCCTGCAGCAGTTGCTGTTGATCCTCCCGAACGCTGGCCGTCAAGCCGGGCTTTTTGTCGGTGTCTTGAATACTGCGATGAGTAAGTACGGCATCGTCACGCCCAAGCGAATCGCGGCCTTCATCGCCCAAGTCGGGCATGAATCCGGCCAATTGACGCGCCTGGTCGAGAGCCTGAACTACAGAGCGGACCGAATCATAGCCTTGGGTAGTGCCGCGAGCCCGGGCTCCCGCTGGCGATCCCTGGTGCCGCGTGCCGCCGATCTGGCGGGCAGTTCGGCACGTATGGGAAATGCCGTCTATGGCGGCCGTATGGGTAACGGCCCTGAGGCGTCGGGCGAAGGCTATATCTACCGAGGGCGCGGCCTGGTCCAGATTACTGGCAAGGACAACTACCGTGCGTGCGGTGAAGCCCTGGGCGTCGACCTGATCAATCACCCCGAGCTGCTGGAGCAGCCGCAATATGCAGCGCTGTCGGCAGCCTGGTACTGGTCCGTCAATGGGCTGAACACCTTGGCCGACGCCGACGACATCCAGAACATCGGCAGCCTCATTAATACCGGCAGCAAGGGCAAGGTGCCGAATGGCGCAGCCGATCGCCTGGCGCTGTATCAGACGGCATTGCGGGTGCTGGCATGACGCCCGTGCAGAAGCTGGCCGGCCTGGTGGTGCTGATCCTGGTGGCTATGGCCACGAGCTTCGGGGCTGCTTGGCAGGTGCAGGACTGGCGCCTCGGCAGGGTGTTGGCAGAGCAGGGCGCCCAGTTCGAGGCGGACCTGGCCGTGATCAGCAATGCCACAGCAGCCCAGGCCCGTGCCGAGCTGAACAAGCGCGACGCTCTGGAACAGAGCCTGGCCATCTCCGATCAACAACACATCAAGGAATTATCCGATGCCCAGCGCAACCAGGCTTTACTGCGTGACCGCCTTGCTACTGCTGATATGCGGCTGTCAGTCCTTCTCGACGCCACGGATTCAGCCAGTGGCTGCAACGTGCCTGCCACCGCCGGCGCCGTCGGCTTGGTTCATGCAGCCCGTAGAGCCGAACTTGACCCAGCGCATGCTCAACGAATTATCGCCATCACCGATATCGGCGACCAAGGACTGATCGCGTTGCGGGCCTGTCAGGCTTACGCAAAAGAAGTATCTACACCTAAGTAATAGGCGCCCCTTCTGGCGCGCGCCGGCATTTAAACGGTGGCGCGTTGGCGTCACTGAACTAAAATCGCACCTATTGCTCCATTGCAGCCTTTCAATCTCCCGTTGGGTCACGGATGGATAACCAGCTCGCAGGCTTCTCATTTTTGCTTACCCTTGTCTGGATCTCCGCAGTCGCCTTTGTCATGTGGTACTTCAGCTGATGGGGATGGTTCTATTAGCTCTGACCCCTGATTTCTGACGTTTCCCACGGCCTTACCTACGGGAAACCATTCAAATTCTTGAGTAGGCCGGCAAAACTCCTTTGCGATTTCCTCCGCTCGCGACGGTGTTATGTTGGGGTCAAGCCACTCGTTGGCATGCTCAGGGTTGAGTACCAAGGGGCGCCGGTCGTGGATGTCGACCATGCCCTGATCGCTTGCGGCGGTGATAATGACAAACCCATCACCCTCATGCGGCTCCAACCCTGGGTTGACCTCGGCAAGCGCACCAAAGAACATCGGGCGCCGGCTCTTCAGGCGAATGAAGTAGGGCTGCTTCTTCTTCGGGTCCTCAGGGTCTTTTACCCACTCATACCAGCCATCGCTGGGAACAATTGCCCGGCCATTCGGCCAGAGCTGTTTGAAGAACTTCCCCGTGGTGACCGTCTCGACCCGAGCGTTGATCGGATCCGGGCGTTTACCCTTCGCCCAAAACGGCGCCCATCCCCATTTCACTGCATCGATATGCAGCCTGTCCCCAGCTGTGTGTAGAACCTGCACCCGAGTTGACGGTGCGACGTTGTAGCGATCAATAGGCTGAGCGTCGTACCCGCTAAACAACTCCATCTGCGGGCTCAGCTCTTCTATGAAGATCGCCATTCCTTCGTATTGCACGAATCGCCCACACATACGCACCTCTCCGCTTGTCGAAATCCCCTACAGAAAAATTGACCGCAAGCGCCTTACAAAGTTAACTGTACATTCATACAGTAATTGTAAAAGGCCGCATCATGAGCTTCACCATTCTAGGTCCTATCGCTGAGATCGGCGCGAAGTTGCCGCTGTGTTCATTCCAAGTCCCGGCCGGCTTTCCTTCGCCTGCAGCGGATCACATTGAACAGCACATCTCATTGGATGAGGTCCTGAATATCCGTGCGCCTCACGTGTACCTGGTAGCAATCACCGGCGAGAGCATGCAAGGCGTCGGGATCTTCGATGGGGACCTGGCTGTGGTGGATCGTGCCATCGAGCCGATCCATGGTCATGTAGTGGTCGCGCTGCTGAACAATGAGCCCATCTGCAAGCGCCTGTGTAAGCGCGGTCGGGAGGTCGTCCTGCTGTCCGAAAACCCCAAATTTCCGGCACGCTACGTTCTCGAAGGCGACGAACTGTCGATCTGGGGCGTGATCACCAGCACAGTGCGTAGCCATGTCTAAGGAGCAGCCAACCTTCGCACTGATCGACTGCAATAGCTTCTACGCCAGTTGCGAGCGGGTATTCCGGCCCGATCTGGCGAAGGTCCCCATCGTGGTGCTGAGCAATAACGATGGCTGTGTGATCGCCCGTAGCTACGATGCCAAGCCCTTTATCAAGATGGGCGAGCCGTATTTCCAGATCAAGCACAAGCTCAAGCAGCACGGCATTGTCCCGTTCTCCTCCAACTATGCGCTGTACGGCGACATGAGCGAGCGCGTGATGAGCTTGATCGAGGCAATGGTGCCGGCAGTTGAGGTTTACAGCATTGACGAGGCGTTCGCCGATTTGACCGGTATCGATGGGCTGGACGCTTTAGGCCGACAGATTCGCGCCCAGGTGCTTCGCTGCACCGGTATCCCTGTCGGGGTTGGTATCGCTCACACAAAGACTCTTGCGAAGCTGGCAAACCACACCGCGAAGCGCCTGCAGTCCCAAACCGGAGGGGTGGTCAACATCACCGACCCGATTAAGCGTGATTGGGTGTTACGCAATACGGATGTGGCGGAGGTGTGGGGTGTCGGCCGTAAAATGAAACTTCATTTTGATGCTATGGGTATCAACTCGGCTATGGACTTGGCTAAAGCAGATCCGTGGACGCTCCGTAAGAAGTTCAGCATCGTGATCGAGAAGACTGCAAGGGAGTTGGGCGGCACGCCCTGCCTGGAGCTTGATGAGCCGGATCCGCCAAAGCAGGAGATCTGCTGCAGCCGGATGTTCGGCAAACGTCTCACCGAGCTGCCGCCAATCAAGGAAGCCGTAGCTACCTACATGATGCGTGCCTCTGAGAAGCTCCGTGCTCAGAACTCGCTTTGCAAGAAGGTGCGCGTGTGCATTCGCACAGGCATGTTCAACCCTGAAGAGGCTAAGTATGCCAACGGGGTAGTGGTAGATTTGCCATATCCCACCGATGACGTGCGACTGCTGACAAAGGCGGCTGTTGATGCGGTCGAGCGTATTTACCGGTCAGGTTTCAAATACAGTAAGGCCGAAGTGATGCTGCTGAACCTATGTCAGCCCGGCGAGTACACCGATGATCTTTTCGCTATTTCGCAGCCTGCCGAGTCCACCCAAGTGATGACCGTGCTGGACGAGATAAATGGTCGATGGGGGAGAGGAACATTGCGTTCCGCCAGCGTACCGAGCAATCCAGTCTGGGCCATGCGCAGGGAGATGATGAGCCGGAGCTACACAACGAAGCTAGATCAGCTGTGGTCGATCTCATGCAAATAACGGCAGCTTTCGGCTTGTTTAGACCTAGGTTTATGCCTAAATGCGGAGTGGACCGCTTTCGGCCAAAAGCGGTCCTAGACAGTCATTTAGAAAAATTTATGACTGACTACCAAGTGCAAAAGCGAAGATCGGGAGGGGCGATATGCCCCCCTCAATCAGCATGATCGGTAGACTTCGTGTTTATTTTTTTGAATCTTACCTGTTTGCAGCAATTAGAGTAGCAGCGAACATGGAAAATTCTTTGCCTTCACTACTTTCTTGATCCAGCGCTGCCAGAAGTACTTGCTGAACGGCATTGCTTCCGGTGCGGTAACACGCATCAATAGCATTTTGTAGCTCGTTTATACGAATGCTACGCCTTTCAATAAGTTCTGGCCGATTTAGATCGACGGTTATAATCGTCAAAGCGCCTCTTTCACTTCCGGCCTTGTGACGTAACACAGCTCCAAATGCCAGAAGATGCTCGTTAGGATCCTCAGAATAAGGGTCAACTAGTGGGCAGTCGTCATCAAACTCATCATTTTTTGAATTGTTGCAACGTGCACAACAATATCCTAAGTTACTCCACTCAAATTTTAATTGTGGAAACTTACCCTGGGCCTTAGGACGTATATGTTCCACATCACCAAAATACACATGAGACACTTGGCTTTCACAATACATGCACTTGCCATGTGATGCGTTTTTCAAAGACTCTTTGTTTTCAGGGTGTTTATAGTTCGTTCGAAGCGCAACGGGATTCGGGCATTCTGGCCGATTTAAACGTCTCATTTTCTAGCCTCTGCAATTTCCCCTATCGCTTGAGGAAATAAGCGCCCGAGACCAGCGGCGTCGAGCTCTGAACGCAGTTCCGCCAGAGAGTCAATAGTAGGATCAGAAACCGAATGTTTTTGCAGAATTGCGGCGAGTTTCCCTACAGCCCATGCCGGTAAAGTGGTGGAAACACCAAGTACTTCATCGAGTACATCGACAGCATTTTTAACTTCTGTATTAAAATCAAGTAGATACGAGTTTATTTTTTTTGAATTGCTATATTTAAGTGCGTATACGTAGGAGTCTTCGACAGAAGTAACGATTAAAGGGCTATGGGTGCTGACAATGAATTTCGCATGTGGAAACGCTCTTAGGAGGCTTGGCAAAAGCGTTCTTTGCATACTAGGGTGAAGGTGGTTCTCGACTTCGTCGATCACTACCGCGAATGGTTCTTTCTTATCTGTGTCGAACATGTAAATCTGCCACGCGATATCAATAAGTGCCGATATCCCCCCGGAAGCAGTCTCTAATAAAAATTCATCAGTCCCTCCGTTGCAGCAGAAAACTATTTCGTAGTCTCTAACTTCAAGATCTTCAAATCCTAAGGTTGGTGGAAGTATAAGTCTTAGTACGTCACGGAAACCTTCAAAATTTTTAATTTGTTGTGGATCCGAAGGCATGATTACTTTTGTAGCACTGCGGACTCCGTAACCGTTGACCATCCACCCTAACAAAGTGGTTTTCATAACATAACTGGAAGGCTCCGGTGAGCCGCCTGCGTGCCTGGTCAGTTGATTACTCTGAATTTCTTGAAATGCCGCCTCTCGCTCTTTTCGAAAAGTGCCTATCTGGTGAACACGTCTATACGAGAAGGTCTGACGGTGAGACGGAATGTAGAAAAAACGAGCAGGCTGCTGGTTGTGAATCTGAATTTGATATTGCGGACTTTCAGCCTCCGGCGCTAACAGTTTTGCAACTGAGTCGTTCGTGTAGATGATTCTTCCTATTTCCCTGTCGGTGCTAGCTTCTTTCCCAAAATTTCGAAGGAGGGAGAAATACTTTAAACTTTTAGTTATCAAATCTGTTTTAGGTGTGGCGAGAGATATTTGTGACCACCCTAATTGCCTTGCGAGAAGTGAGAGGATGGTTGTTTTGCCGCAGCCATTTGCTCCTGTAATGATAGTTGCGCGAGGATGAAAGCTAATGTCCACTTCATCGAATTGCTGCCAATCGTTCAATACTATTCTTGCGAAATCCATGTCTTGTCTTCCTCGCGGGCTAATCGACTCATTTTTCGTCTATAGGGGAGCATTCAGGTGGTGTTGATCCTAAACCAAAACCTGGACAATCGCTTATTTCAGTTTTTTATTTCGCTACTTAAATATTGTCTCCATTCAGCCTTCCGGGATAGCCCACTCGTATATGTAGACAGATCGAGGGGTCATGATTGCTCGATTTCTACTGGTGCTGGCCGTGCCAAGCAGGTCAGTGAAACTGCGAATGGTCGACCCAAATCATCGGTTATTCGACTGTCTGCTTATGGCCGATTCTGTTGAAAAAGTCGACCATGGTTTCCAAGGCAGAAAAGTACGCATCCGAGATTGAAATCTTTACTTTTGGCAGAGGTTTCCAGACGCAGATTTCACGCAGCAGCGTGCAAAAATTGCGTTCTCACTAGGCAATGGCCAGGCAGTTTTGGATAACCGACTTTTTCAACAGAATCGGCCGTTTGCTGCCTGTGGTGAAGGGCAGCTTGGGGTCGAAAGCGGCCTCTCGCAGCTGCTAGCCTTCTCCCACATCTGTCATTTAGGCGCTGAAAAGCTCAGCGCAATTCTGGAATCGAGCGGTGAACGGCCCCAGGCCGCACCGGTTGAAGTCCTCAACGACATCAACGGCGACCTGGTGACGTTGTACCGTGTCGTGCAGAACCACCTGGAAGAATTCGTGCGGCAGTTCAAATGGGCGCTCAGCTCCCGTCAAGTGTTCGAGTGGCAGAAGATGACGCGTCCTGAAACCCTCACCGATATCCAGTGCGCCGCCCGGTTCTTCTATCTGCAGCACCATGCTTTTGCTGGCAAGGTGACGGGGCAGGCGTTTGGTACAGCTACCGGGACACACCTTTAGTCTCATGCGCTCCACCCTAGAGATTGGTTCAGGACAGGGTCAAGTTGATTGGTTCGACTGTCCACTGGCCCTGAGATGGACTACGCTAAATTTTTTAGTGGTGATTTGTTGCCTAGACCAAACATGGAAGTTACTACACATGGACGTTACTACGCTCCGACAGTCGTTGTTACGATTTTCTGCATTTTCTCTTTCAATAAGTATGGCGCTCGTCTCAGGTACCCCTGCCTTTGCTGGAGGAACAGGCGGAAATGGCGCATTCAATTTAGTAGAATACGGATACCCCGGTTCTCCTGGAAGCGTTACAAGTGGTGCGGGAGGCGCTGGCGGAGTGGGTTATCTGAATAATGATAACGATAATGGTGGGACTGTGGGGCGCATTATAAACGCGACCACGACCATATCCGGCCCTGTAGCTGGTGGTAATGGTGGGGCTGGTCTGGCTGGTACTGTTATGTTAGTAGGCGCAAACGGCGGTGGCGGTGGCGGTACCGGTGTCGTGGCTCAAGGAGCTGTTACCAATAACAGTAGCATTTCGGGAGGTAATGGAGGGAGCGGCAGTAGAGGACGTGGTGCGCAGCGAGGGTGGTCCTCAGGTGGCGGCGGAGGCGCTGGAATAGTTACTAATTCAGACGTTTCCAATGCCGGTACGATCACTGGAGGCAATGGAGGAGGAGGGCCGCCAACGGCTAGAGGTGGCGGCGGCGGCGGCGGTGCGGGTATATATATATTAGGTAATAGTGCGCGCACTACTGTTTTGAATACCGGAACTATAAATGGTGGGAACGGTGCGGCTGGGAATGCTACTAGTCAATCAGGAAGTGCAGGGGCTGGTGAAGGCGGCGGTAACGGTGCCGGGCGCTCTACAGTCTCTCAAGGCGCCTCAGCAATCATCGGAAACAATTTGTTGGTACAAAACGCAGGGACTATTAATGCAGGCGTCGGGGGGGCGGGAGCTTCTAGCGCTGCTATTACATTTGAAGGAGGCACCAATCAACTAGTGCTTTCAACCGGAAGCGTGATCAATGGTGCCGTAATAGGTAATGGTGACGACACGCTTGTCTTGCAAAATAACTTGGAAAATCCCGGTGGCGGTGTATCTGGCGGCGGCTCAATTAATGGGGCGCAGTATCAAAGCTTTGAACACTTTGTTATCAACAGCGGCACATGGACGGTCAATAACACACTTTCCGCTACCGATGCGTCACTGAACAATGGACTTCTGTTACTTACGGCAGGTACAGAGCTTGGGAGCGCAACGGTCACGGCACAGGGTGGTAGTATTGGTGCTGCGACAAACGGTATAACGATCAATAAAGATATTACCTTGTCACCCAATTCCGATGGCTCGGGTATAAGTGGTCTGACTTTGACTGGCACCAACGCTTTTTTAGTAAGCGGGGTTCTCATGGGCTCCGGCAGTCTGACCAAGACCCAAAGCGGTACTGTCACACTTACCGGCGCAAACACCTACACCGGGGGGACCACGATCAATGGCGGCACTCTGGCCCTCTCGGGTAGCGGCAGTCTGGCAGCAACCGGTTCGGTAAACCTGGCCGATAGCACTGCCACCTTCAACATAGGCCAAGCAACGGCCAACCAAACCGTAGGAGCGCTCTCCGGTGTGGCGGGCAGCACTCTCAACCTAGGTTCACGGACATTGACCTTCGGTGATGCTACCGACACCTCCATGGGCGGTGTGATCAGTGGCACGGGCGGCCTGATCAAA